ACGTGTGCGTGACCGCCACGAACTCCACCCTGACCTCCAACACCACCGCCAGTGCCATGTGGGTTGAGGAGGGCTCGTCTGGCCAGACCAACGCCACCGGCGTGGAGGTTGGCCCCCTGTACAACTTCAAGCTGGTGCTGAACGGTCAGGACCGCTTCAAGGAGCAGGCCGGCAAGTACTTCAACCAGTACCAGCCATACCAGTACCACTCCGGTGTGCCATACCCAGGCATCTACGCGTACTCCTTCGCGCTGCAGCCAGAGGAGCACCAGCCAACCGGCACCTGCAACTTCTCCCGCATTGATAACGCCCAGGTGGCTATCAACATGAAGGGCAACTACACCACCGGCCTGCAGAAGATGTTCGCCATCAACTACAACATCCTGCGCATCCAGTCTGGCATGGGCGGCCTTGCGTTCTCAAATTAAATCCTCCTATATATTTATTAAAAGTGGTTTGCCACTCGCCAAAAAAACGGGCTTCGGCCCCAAGGACGTTCCCGGTCCCTGGAGTCGAAACGAATTTTAAAATTAAATTAACGCGCCACCACCTGCCACGTCCCCTTCAAGGCTGCAAACTCCTCCTCAATAACGTCCGCACAGTATTCAGGGTTGAACCCGGTCGCGCAACAAAATACGTCAATGTAAACTCTGTTGTTTTCCGGATACGTGTGTGCGCTGAAATGGCTCTCGGCCAAAACAAGGACACCCGTCGTCCCCATGGGATCAAATTGATGAAAAGCCTGGGAAACAACGTTAAACCCACACCTTTCAGCGATTCGCTTCATGATTTTCTCAAGATGAATGGTCTTTGACACCCACACACCATCTACGTGTCCGACCAGATGTTTCATTTCTATTCTAAGGATTGCTTATTTTATATACAACCAACCCAAGCGCCAGGAGAATGTACAAAAGTCCAAAATAGCGCTGGTACGGTGTGGCCTGATTCTTTGTCGCCTCAACAAAGTTGGAGACGCCCAGAGCCCCGAATATAGCAACAAACAGCACGAGAAAAGCTACGTTAAAGTCGGGCATTTAGTATATTACTATAAAATAAATGGAGGGGCCAGAACTTATGAAGGCTCTGAAACTCCAGTATCCCGACGCGAGCATTGAAGAGGTCCTGGACAAAGCCAGACTCATAGGACTTGAACGAATTTTCATTGAAATTAGAGACATGACTTTTGAGACACCTGTTCACATCATTGAGGAACTATGTGACCGTTCCCTTACATGTGAAGATGCCATTACTGTACTGAAACTGATGGCTGATTATAATACTGAATTTAGTTTTGAAATTAATAGTCTAATTGTTTCTCACAGTGTGGATGCGATGTACAAATTTTTCCAATTGGAAATCAGTAACCTCCGCCCGTCTTGTTGTATGAGACTCCGACGTACCAGTAATATAAGAAGAAGAACCCAGCCACCATCATGAGTGTCGCCTTGATCACCTCAGATGCGACGGCCCGGCGGGCTGGATCCATAAACGCCTGGAGACCTATCAGTAAGAGTATAACGGCCATCATCAAGATCATAAAGTCTGACAGCATTTACTAAATGGGGAGATTTTGTTTTTGACCGCGGTTAAAAAATACACAATTTATCTCGTAAAACAGTAGATGAATTTTGCATACATTGATTCCAGGAGCCTCCTGGAAAGTGTACTGGTCTCACAGCCTCCAGAGCCTATTGATGCATTGCCATGTGAACTCGACCCCAAGTGGAAGGACTTTGAGGATGAGCTGGCTAAATTTAAGGATGAATTTGCCAAGGCTCGTGTAGAGTATGGGCAAAAGTACGCCGAGCTCACTGAAAAGAAGGAAGAGGTGAGTGTTTTCAAAATGTTGATTGAAAACGTGAGCTCTCAAAGCTTAAAGGATAAGCTTGAAGATATAATAGACAAGCACGAGTCTGAAGAGGGCATCTCGGCCCTGACTCAACAATGCAGGGAGGCGGCGGGGAGAATTGATGCGATGAAGAAGGTGCTCCACGACACGAACATTGAAAGGTACGGCAAATTCACGTGCTTTGTGTGTATGGACAGACTCGTTGACCTTTGTTTTGATCCATGTGGGCACGTGATTTGCGAGCGGTGTTGGAGTTCAACACGCTGCAAGTCTACGTGCCCTGGGTGCAGGTCGCGGCTTATTGGAGTTAGGAAGATTTTTACTATGAGTTAGTTTTCAACGCGGGTTGCGTTAAATTCCTGAAATTTGTTTACTATGTAATATTAACAAAGGTTCCATAGTATAACGGTTAGTACAGCAGACTCTGACTCTGTTAATGCGTGTTCGATTCACGCTGGAACCTTCTTCCATGGCACAGTGGTAGTGCGTCCGTTTAGTAGCTAGAGATGCGCAGCATCTCGCCCGAAGAGCGGGAGGTCCTGAGATCGATCCTCAGTGGAAGAACAGGGGAACTCGTTTCCCTCGACCTGAACAAGTCGTTAAAAGGTTCTTCTGACTTTGGCGCAGTGGTAATTCCACTTAAACGCGATGGATTGTAGCTCCACAGATCGGGTGTTCGAATCACCCAAGTCAGAACGACCCGAGCACGTCGTTAAAAGGTTCATCAGGCTCCTGTAACTCAGCCGGTAGTATTTATATCGTTAGTGTGAGGCTGTTATTTATAGTAACGGCGGAAGACCTCAAAGTCGCAGGTTCGACCCCTGCCGGGAGCGAATTTTTTAACTGTCCAGCTCCAGTTAAAAAAACGCAACGTAAAAATATAAATGGCAGTTCGTCTCGTGGATTCCATGCCCCGTGGCGTGAATGAGGGTGATGCCGCAATCGTCCAGGCGGCTCGGGTCTCTTACGGAGCAGGCACAAAGTCTGTGAGCAATGACCGGGCCCTGATCCGCTATCTCATGCGTCACAAGCATACGACACCATTTGAAATGGTTGAATTTAAGTTTCATATCAAGGCGCCCATCTTCGTGGCGCGTCAGTGGCTCCGCCACCGTACGGCCAGTGTGAACGAGTTGTCGGCCCGGTACAGTATCGTACAGGACGAGTTCTACTTACCCGATGAGCTCCGTCAGCAAGCTACGACTCGTGGACAGGGTGGTGAAGATCCGTACGAGGGTGGTGAGATGCTGCTGCTAAAGCAGAAGGCGTCATGTGACCTCGCATTTCACACGTATGACGAGCTCATCAAGAAGGGGGTCTCACGTGAACTGGCCCGGGCGCACTTGCCTCAGAATACTTTTACCGAATTTTACTGGAAAATTAACCTTCATAACCTGCTTCACTTTTTGCAACTCCGCATAGACGACCACGCACAGTGGGAGATCCGTCAGTTGGCGCGGAAGGTGTACGACCTGATCATCCCTCTGGCCCCTCTGACGTGTGAAGCGTTTGAGGACTTTCGGCTCGGCGCCATCACGTTGAGCCGTCTTGAGATTGAGGCTCTCAAATCAGGACATAATGAGGTTCCAGGTAAGGGTGAAAATCAAGAGTTTAAGGAAAAGATTTCCAAAATTATGAATGAAGGTGAAGATTCCAGGAGCGCTGCGTGAACAGGTTTGGCTAACGTTTTGTGGAGATCGGCTTTTCAAGCACAAGTGCCTTGTGACGTGGTGTGAAAACGTCATAACGCCCTTTTCATTTGAGGTGGGTCACAATATTCCAGAAAGCAAAGGAGGAGCTACTGACATTAACAACTTGCGCCCCATCTGCAGCAAGTGCAACAGGTCTATGGGGGACGAGTACAGCATTGACGAGTTTTCTGCTTTATCGGCACCGAAACAGGCGCGGCACCTGTGGGAGTGCTTCAGATTTCAGCAAGAAATCGCATCTTCTCCTGCGTCCTCACCTGGAAGAACATGAAAATAAAGACCATGAGGGGTAAGCTGCGTAGCTCACCGAGAGCCGAGTGCTCGTATCCATACCAGCCTTCGAGAGGGAAGGGCACTTTCTTAATGAAAACCCGTGCACCGAAGACGATGACCGCCACGATTCCGAACTGGACACACACCTCGGCGAAGATTCTCCACTTTGGTTTGGTGTCTTCCAATTTTGGTGTAAAATTGTCAACAAGTCTGGAAACGAAGAACGCAAAGACGAAGCAAAGGACACCAACCCACGCGACGCCCAATGCCCGAACGGCTTCATATGACATTACTAGTGTTAAAGAAAAAAGTCCTTGAAAGAGTGGGGTAGATGCCCCGCGTTCTAGTAGCGTAGTTGGTTAACGCATTGGCCTTATGTCGGAGGGGCGAAGCTTGTTCGCCCCGACAAGGTGAACCAAAGATCCTGGGTTCGAGCCCCAGCTAGAACAACCCCCGTAGTATAATGGATAGTATAGCGATCTTCTAAATCGTTGATGTGGGTTCGATACCCACCGGGGGTGACTTTACGCATCAGTGCCGGAGCTAGGTCTAACGGGGAGGACTTAAGATCCTCTGGCGAAAGCCGCATGGGTTCAAATCCCATCTGATGCAAAGGAGCAAACGGAGTTTGCGACCCTTTCACACTCCATAAAATCTATACATAGTAATAGATGGATTTTATGAAATGTATATGGGACTCTGACGGTGTCGCTCACGTGACTCTGGTTGTTAAAGACTATCCAGCGGATGGCGTGACACTAGACGTCATCAAACCTATGATTGAGGAAATTCGTGAAAAATCATCGGGAATGATCATCAAGGCGGACCTCGTTCACACCCCTTTTGTGTCTCTGGACAGGTTTCGTCTTATTGTTAAAATAGTCAAGGAGGTTGTGGAGTACACACGCGACGACAATATCCTCAGACAGATTCAGTTTATAAATACGGGTTTCATCTTCAGGACCCTCTATGGACCCATAAGCTTCGCCATACCCAAATGCTTTCGCGATATTGTCGTATTTTTATAAACCCCGGAGTTTGTAGATGGAACCTCGGAACAATTCTCTGAATTGTTCCTGGCTGCGTTTCCAGGCTGACGAGGATGCCAAGATTCTCTACGTGGACATCCTCGTCGGGCGGTTTATTGAACTCCAGCCAAGCGTGGAAGATACAGACAAGTTTTGTCGGGAACTTTATCCAGTTCTTGACAAAATTCAGGATCTGTGTCTCACACGCGGTCTCAAGCAGGTGTGCTCGGCAGATTTGAAGGATATCAATGTCAAGAAAATCAGGCCAATGACTACAATGCACATCATATGGAACGTCTACGAGTACACCAAAAACTGTATTTTACTTCAAAAATGTCAGCTGTCGGGTGGGGGTGAATTCTTCAATGCGCTTGTGGAGGGTGTCCGTGGCTTCCTCCCACCATTCATGCGGAACCTCATCACGTTAATTCCTTAATAAAAGCTTGTACGCATCAATAGCGAGTCCCAAGCCTACGACTGAAAAAAATGAAATTTTCTTACCAGTTTCAGTTCCATATATACGAACAAAGTCTTCGTCTGTATATGGAATAGTCTGACGTTTTATAAGAGTTAGTATACAGTTCCCACCTAGCGCAACCCACTGTATCCCCACGAGGGCTGTTATAATTGCATGGAACATGATATACGTCCTGTCAGTAAAGAATATACCCATGATCATGAACATAGTGACTAGTTCATGAAACAGGAGTAAGAGCTCTTCCTTCATAGATAGATCATAATCCGAGTGCACCACCTGTATTGTTCTTAGACCTCCGTAAAATGCAACTACAGCCATTGCCTTTACGAGTGTAAAATCATCCATCTAGTAATATGCGGTATAATTTTATTTTAATTTTCACGCCTATTTTAGAATATGATTCCAAAGATAACACATCAAATTTGGTTTCAGGGTTGGGATGAACTTCCGATGAGATATATGAGTGACGTTGAAAAACTTGAGAATATGAATAAAGACTGGGAACACATGAAATGGGACGAAGAGTCTCTGAGGTCTGAATGTGTAAAGTTCAGTCCAGAGGCCCTCACCAAGTTTGATGGGTTTGACAAAATGATTCAAAAAATTGATTTCGGCCGGTATATAGTTTTGCACAATTACGGTGGTGTGTCAGTGGACTGTGATGTTGAATGCTTGCGCCCCCTTGACAAAATTCCAGGACTGACCAAGTATGATTTGATATTAGGAAAAAATTCATTATCAAGATTAGAAAATAAACTAAGTTCATTTGGTTTGTCGCATGATCTCGTCATTGTAAACAATGCAACGTTATGCTGTTCAAAGGAAAATTCAATCATACACAATCTCGTGAAATTTCTTATAAAAAATGAGTCATGGAACGAAGATGACGTGTTTGATACGCAACTCAAAACCGGCCCCCTCATGCTTAGCGTATTTTTCAATAAATATATTGATGATCCAGATGTGAACATTGTAGATTCTGACGTGTTTGAGCCATGGGGAAACATAACTAGACGCACTATTCTCAACCATAAATATGATTTGTCATGGACCCAATATGGTTCAATTCCTGTGAAAATTTACAGGACTCTCAAAAATAATCTTCTTTTAATATTGATTTTCATTCTTGTTCTTTTCACGTTTTTTA